GCAGTTATGGAATGTTCCCAGCATTCCACGCAGCCAGAATCGATACAACCAGCGCCAGTGGGTCAAAGCAGTCAGAATGCTTGGAGCTCGCTGGCTATTAGCAGAATCACTCAGAAGGGGAAACCGTGTCAGATATTGACGAAACATTAAAAGAACGTGGCAGCCGGTACGGTGTCTTCGCAAAGCACGCCGAGGTCTCTCAAGACCTTAAGTTCACAATCAACATCCATCTCAAACGCCGAGGCAAACTGCTCCAAGCAGACCAGCAGGAAGCCCTAGACATGATTTGCCATAAGATCGCGAGAATCATCAATGGCGATGAGAATTACGACGATACTTGGGTAGACGTAGCTGGGTACGCAACTTTAGTAGCTAAACGCTTACAAGGAGAGGATCTATGAGCTGCAATGGCAACTGCTGTCAGGGTCGTAACTGTACGTGTGGAGAAGATCAAATGATCTCTCTTGTTGCAAGGCTTCTACTGGTTGTTCTTACGCTAATTATCTTCTTTGGGATCTACGCCACATCCTAAAAACATGGCGCGTTCAGCGACGCGCCTACGTTGTAGCCCCGGCAGGATCTTTCCACCTGCCCTGCAAAACCTCAAAAACTGATCCGCTGCGCCTCTGATGTCGCCTCGGGTCAGTTTCATTCTGAGGGTTGATCTTTGCAGGGCTCCGATACCGAGGTTGAAAGCGAAGCTAACCAGAGCATCAAATTGGCATTGCGCGAGACTTCGGCCGCATAGTCTTTCAACGCCAGACTCAAAAAGAGCGATGTCATTTCGTAGAAGTTCATTTACCTCGGCCTCGGTAAAACTACGGTTATGTTCTGGCCTTAGCGGGAAGTGCCGCCGGCCATCCATGGATAGATAGTGCTGGTCATGGTACAGCACATGTCCAACGCCGACAGTCCAAAGCTGTGCAGAACACTTATAAGGCTTGAGCCGGACACCCTCAAAGTGCTTGATGAGGTCTACGCCGGCTTTTGAGATCTTCATTTGCCAAAGGCTCGACCACCGAAATGGAACGCTATGATTGATGCAAACAGCGCCTGGGTGCCTTCATCCCAAAGCTGGGCAGCCAAGCTATCAAACGATGCGCCCATCCTGACGCCATGCACAAATAGCCCGATGTCGATCAGAACCAGCAGCAGGAAGAAGCCGTAGGTAATGACCGGCCTGACACTGGCCCGGAGGTTCTTAATCCATGTGCTGGTGCCGTCTTGAATGGCTGCATCATGGGTGTAGATGGCTTTGGTCTCCTCAACCTGTGCGCCAATCCGAGATTGAATCTGCTGATTGACCGTCTCCATTTCAACCTGGACGTTGCGGATTTCTTCCAGCCTTGCCTGGGCATCAAAGCCCAGTTTGCGCAACTGCAATTCACGCTCAATCTGCATCCTTGCTAGTTCAATCTCATGCCGCTTATCGCCGCGATCCTGGAGGAACTCCAAGAACTTAGGCAAGCCGCCAGCCAAGAACGAGAAAATGGTGCTGATGAGCGTAAGCATTAGGGTTTGTCCACTTTATGGTCCAACTTGTCGCTGATCTTACTCAGCAAGCTTTTAACATCAGCCATATCGTCGCGGTAGTCATCCCTGCGCACATATCGAGCAGGCATTGATCGGATGTCCGAATCAAGCCTCTCGATAGCTCGGTAGATGTGGCTCAAGATCCAGCCACCAAGGAAACCGGCAACACTGACGGCGATGTTAAAGATGAATTGGGTTTCCATAGTTGGCCCTGTTACTGGTTTTGACTGAGAGCGTTGACCATCAACTGTTGAGTTGGCGTAGATGTCCTAAACAATCCAGCAAGAGCATTAGCACCACCTGGAAACTGTTGAGAAATCCTTGGGAGGACGCTTGCGGCCCTACCCGCACCATAAGCAACTTCACCAACCAACCGTGGAGATGTTAACGGAAGAGCGGCCAAAACAGCGGGGTTTGTCATTCCCGCAAATCCCCCCAACCCAAGGGCGCCTCGGCCAGAAAGCGACCGAGGAAGAACATCAGACATCAATTGACCGGCAATTGCTGGTTTAAGTTGCTGCCCAGTTTGAGCCTCAAGTTGTCCAAGCAATGCTTGTTTGTAGTCACCAGATGGTGTGCCCTTGAGGGCCTGCATAATCTTGTTCAAGGCAGTTTCTTTTTTGATCTTGTCTCCGCCACCCAATGCATCGCTGATTTCTCTGACAAGTTTTGTCTGGGTTTCATACGCTTTCATTGCGTCTTTATAACCCGGCACATTGTCAGTAATAGTTTGCTTTACGGAAGAAACAAATTCAGAAAGAGCACGTTTTGCTTGGGTTTGTTTTGAACTTTCTGGATAAATGCTATCCAGTCGTCTTTTTAGCGCGTCCAAATCAATTGCTGTTGGAACTGGATGCGCAGCCTTCCATTGCTGAATAGCGTCTTTTGCCTCAGAGACAATTCTTTGCTCATCAGCCCCAATCATTGATTTGCCGGCATGTGTTATTGAGCTATCAATTTTGTTAATTGCTGCATCAACTTTTGCATAATCTAGTGGGGTTCTATCAGCGGCCCAACCAGTTTTTGACGTTACATATGCTGTAGAAGCATCATCTCGCATCTGAGAAATGCCATCCTTCAATGTTTCAAGAACATCATCCGTCGGTACATTCCTGCGCAGATTGTCAATGAACGCGGTTGCGTTTTTCTTACCTGCCGCAAACGCCTCTTTGACAACATTTGGAGTAACTGCGCTGGCAACGGCTGGCACACCTTTACCAATTAGCGGCATTGCGCCGCCAATTACCGCACCAGTTTCAACATCAGCCGGGTTAATCAACGCACTTGTGCCGGCTCCAACGGTAGCTCCAGCGGCAACAGAAGGAGCAATCTTCCCTGCTCCAAAACCGCCAGTTCTGAGCGCGTTAATAAAATTAGGGGCAACGGTTGTGGCGCCTGGAATTGCTCTCAATGCATTTGCCGACAATCCGCCAACGCCTGCCGTTCCAGCTATTTCACCACCAAGTTTTCCAGCCTGAAAGCCAAACGATTCCGGCTTTGCCCCAAGTTGTTGAAGAGCAGCATCCATGTCCGCTCTTCTTTGTGCATTTTCTTCAGCAGATTCAAATGGCCTAATTAACGTTGCGCCAATTGATCCAGCTCCTCGCAACCCTCCGCCAGCGACGTTTACAACAGGATTACCTCCAGCAAGAGATTGTCGGACAATTTGTTTCTTTTCTTCCGGAGTTGCCGTAGCAAAATCAAAACGCCTTGTTGCCGGCATGCCTTCAGAAGTTGGCTCAACTTTAGGTTGTGCTTGCGATGCTTTTAACCGTCTGATTTCATCGGCAAATACTTTTGCATCATCTGCATTGCCCGCAGCATCAGCCTTGATCAATGCCGCGCTAAGTTGCTCAAGTGTTGCCATGATTATTTGTACTTGTTCAGTAAATCATCAATGTTTGGTGTTCCCGGCTTTGCAGGAGCATTTTCAGCAGCAAGATCAGGGTAAGTTTCTTCAAACTTTGCACGACTTCTATCTTTCAGACCTTTTATTGATTCTTGAACCAGCTTTAGCTGATTCGGAAAATCTTTACTTCTTGGGTCAAGAGCTGCAACGGCATCAGCTACAAACTTCCATTCTTGCACCGCCATGTTGCCAAGTTTTCCAGATTGTGATGCAAGTTCACGGCCAAGAGTTTTGACCTTTCCTTGAATGCCTTCCAAAATATTCTTAGCCGCTCCAGCTTCACTAGCTGGCAAAGTTGGAAGCATCCCTGTGTAACCTGTGATTCCTTTAAGGCCTGGATGCTTTAGCAACCTTTCAATTTCAGAAGTCATTGTTTCTTCGCTTGCAGCTATTGAAGAGACAACTTGCCTATCTTTTGCAATGTTTTCTTTTAATTTAATCTGTTGCGCTTCCGTTAATGGTTTGACAACAGGCTTGTTTTCGGCCGCAGTAGCTTTAAGTTCTAAACCTTCGCGAGCAATGGCATTTCTTTCAATCTCGGATTTGGTCATTGGACGATCAGCAGGGCTTGTGCCTGGGATCATTTTTGTAACCCCGGTTCTTGGGTCGTACTGAAGAACCCCTCCAGCCGTGTTAATTACTTGCGTTCCAAATTGTTTTTGGGCAGCTTCAATGCCTGCTGCGTTCTCAAATTTCCATTGGTTGAACTGAGCTTCAGGGTCTGGCCCTGTTGCAATTTTCATCAACTTTTTCTGTGCGCTGTCAGGGCTTGCACCTTTGCTGCGCAAGAATTCGCCGATTACAGGGTCGGCGTAAATGCTGTTAATGTACTTTTCTGCATCTGCAAAACTGTTGACTTGCGACAATGCAGAAGCTGAGTTTTGAAATGCAGCTTTTATTAAATCTTGTTGATTCTTTGCTTGAGTTGTCCGACCTTGTTCAATGGCTTCAAGACCTTTGACATATTCAATTCCTGGCTTGCCAGCAGACAATAGTTTTGATCGGCCTGCTGGTGTGCTGACATCAGCCCCAGACAGCATGTTTCTGAAGTTTTCCTGCTCCTGCAAGCCGCGCTGATACTCCTGCATTTGCATCCGAGCAAGTTCATTCGCTTGTTGGCCACTCTGAATCTGCTGGAATTTAGCGTATTGATTCAGCGGAGATTCAATCTGTGGGGCTTGATAGCCCATTGCGATTCTTGGGTCAATTGGCATGATTTAATATCCCCCAATGTCACGGTCATCTGGCAGATAGGAAATGGAACTTCCAACACCATAGTTGCTGCCGCCGGGACGTCTAAGTTGCATATTGTTCAAGAACTGCTGCCCTTGGTAAGCGTTGATCCCTTGCCCAATCGCGCCGGACAGCGCATTAGCTTGTCCCATGTAACCGGACGCTCTAGCATTGCCAGCACCCATATAAGCCTCACCAGCACCTTGTGCATAGCTTTGAGCAGCATTTCCGAGCGTGTTAGCCGCCGTCTGACTTGTTCCCATCAGTGATTGCAATGGCTGCAACTGATTGGCCCGGTTGGTCTGGTAACGATTGAATGCGTTGGTGAACTCCTGGCTAGCCGCTTCTTGGCCGAATCGTTGCGCACCCTTCAGAGCCGCTCCAGAGATGAGACCGCCTCGCGCCGCTGCCTGACGATCAAGAGCCTTCAGGCCTTCGCTCATGCGGAACGCATAGCCAGGATCTTGCTGGAAGTCCTGCATACCAAAGTCACGGGCATACTTGCCAAAGTCAGGCGATTGTTGCTGTGCTTGGTAAGCTTCTTGAGCGGCCTTATCCTGCGCCATTGCCGCCTGAATCGCGGCATTTAGGCCAGCTTCGTCAGCAACTCCAGGCGTTCCAGGAATGAAGACTTGTTGGCCTCCAGCATCTCCGCCATAACCGCCGCCATACTGGGTTTCATACCGGCCTTCGGTACCTGGGCGCATGTATTGAGCGGCCAGAGCATTACGCAACTCGCCTTCAGAACGCATGGTTGGGGCTGCACCACTTGGCAGGCCCATCAACTGCAAATACCGCTGTTGAGCAGTCAGCCCCGCTTGGCGAAACGGCTCCTGAAGCTGAATCTGACGCTCAAACATCTCCTTTTGGAGCTGTGCGGCACGATCTGCTGATGCGGCTTGAGTTTTGGCTGCCTTGCTAGATGCGCTTGAGCCAATCAAACCACTTATGATCCCACCACCAATTATTCCCCACGGCATATCAGTCTCCTTTGCTCAGTTTCTGAGCGATATCTTGCATCGTATCGACATCAGGAGATGCGATAAGAACATCATCAACTTCATCAGCATCAGTGCAGTTGGTCGCATGAACGCAGTACCAAACAACATCTGTAATTGACCTTACGCCGTGATGTTTACCTGCCTCAATTGTCAGGCAGGCAGGCGCATGAAGTACAGAAGTTTTTCCATCTACCATCAGTTCCACAGAACCACTCGCCAAGATAGACATGTGATCGTGCAGGTGAGCATGTTGAACCAACCAACTACCCGCAGGAATGCGAGTCTCTTTGGCGTACACGCCAGAACTGAAGTAGTGCTCAATCATGTAACCTCACGCCCGCTTGCACGGATGTTGATGGCCGTTGCTGTGCCTGCGATTGTTGAAATGAAGTCTCCAACATTCAGCACTTGTCCCACGAGCTCAGGGAAAGTATAAGTTTCGGCAGGTTGAAGAGTTTTAGTCTTCGTAATCAGATTGTTGTTGCCCGCGGAGCCGGAGGACGTAACCAAGTTAACACTGATCGTCGCTGCCGTCGCACTGTAGTTGGTCGCGGTGAACTTGTCGATAATGGTCGTTACGCCAGTTGCGGTGTACTGGGTGGTCTGTGTGTTCTCTGCCGTCTTGGCAGGAACAATGTTTCTGACGGTAACTGTCATTCTAAATTCTCCTTATTCCAATTCCAACGAGTTGTTGGAATCGTATTTCGTCATTATCCAACTTGTACCGTCAGATACCAAAGTCGCGTTAGCTCCGGCAACGGCTTGCAGAATTGCTGTGCCCGCAGACCCACCGGCCAGTGGCACCACATTGCTCGAAGCTGACACAAGGGTCTGGGCTTGGTAGTTCTGAAAATTCAGAACTCGCCCCGTGTTGGAGCTGGCTGTCGGCAAGGTCACAGTACAGGACGAGCCCGACTTGTTGTTGATAAGCCATGTCTCACCAGTGGCAACGCTAAAGTCCGCCGTCTTGGTCACAGGGGCCGTGGTCGTGCCAGCAATAACGGATGAAGCGGGCACGTTCTCCCAGCGGGCCTGCACTGAGTCGTACTGAAGAAGATCACCATTTGCAAGTCCGGTGATCTCAACGTTGGAGTCGGTTGCTCCCAAAGCCGATCCGAATGTGGGTCGGACAAACAAGATACCGTTGCTGGCCGCATTAACCACCGATGCCACAATAACTTTGGGGTTGGGGGCCGTGGGGACGTTTTTGGTCAAACCACCTGCAACAGCAGGGTTGTAGTACAGAATCTGCCCGTCAACCCAAGCCTCTGCGCCGCCAGTGGTGTTGACACCCTTGACCTCACCAAACCATGTGACGTAACCCCATCCATTGTTGGCAATGTTCTGGGTGGCAACACCCATAATGTATTCGCTCTGCGTTGAGGTCAACCCAGTGGCCGGTGCGCCACGCAGCCCACCAGAGGCACCCACGGTGCCCGTGAACATGACGACTTGCCCTTCGGTGATAGTGGCGCTGGCCTTGACCCGGTAGTAGGTTTCCTCACCAACGTGTTGGATGACCTCGCCGCTATCCTCCATAACAATGTTGAGCGTCTTGATGGCGTCAGCGTCATCCCAGTACACCGTGCCGTTGGCAAGCGGGCCAGTAGGAAACCCAGCCGGCGTGGTGTCAAATTGTAACCACGGCACATTGTCTTGTTGAAGCTGACTCAGTGTGCCCAACTCGGGCTTCACTTGAACCGCCAACGCCTCAATTTGCTTCTGCAACTCGGCAATCTGTTCAAGCGCGCTTTCTTGACTTGGCCGCTTCTCAAGCGAGTCAATGTCAATAACGATCTCGCCAATGTCCTCTTGAGCCGGAATCGGTGGGCCGAGCTGCACATCTTTCAACGAAGTCGTGTTTTGCCCGCCGCCTGTCAACTCAAACAGGTTGAGGAAGAACCGATACCATTCACGCGAAATCATCCCAGACCTTGGATCCAACAAAGGCACCCGAGGTGGCGTGATGTTTGTAAGGTTGACGTTTGCCATTACGCGCCCGTCGGGCTAAGGATTAGTTCAGCGCCAGTGATGGCAATCTTCACAGGGTCAGTGCCAGACACCTCATACACCCGATCCCGCAACTTTTGGGTCATGCCCAAACGACGCCAAAACACCCGGCGATAGTACTCGCCAATCTTGCCCATCTTTGACCAATGTTCGTTGGACCACGTATGCCCGCCGTCGTCAGACCAGCGCATCATAATCTCAGGGTCACTGCCTTGGCCAAGATTCAACCCAACCCCTGACTCGCAATCCAACTGAAGGCTGTGCTGCGCAGTACGCTTCAGATTATTCTGACCCGTCGGCAGTGCTCGCCATGAGCGAAGCCACTTTTGGATGGCTCCGTCGTCCGAATACACATCAAGATCAAAAGCGTAAATCCGACCGTCCTCAAAGTCGCCAACAATGACTTCGCTATTGAAGTTCATCTGGCAGTTGCTTCGATGACGAATAAACGAACCATTAACGAACGCCGCCCTCTCATGCCATGCCTGGGTCGCAACGTCATAAACCCAAGTCGCATTCGCCGATGGAAAGGTCAGGACATAGAAAGGATGGCCGTCTTGCTGATACGTGTAAGCAACTGCATCAGAAATGTCGCCATAGCTCTGGATGGCAAATTCAATGGCATGGGTTGAGACACGTTGACCTGTGTAACCATTTGCCCGATAGACAATGCCATTACCGCGAGCATCTGAACCAAGCCAAAAGATGGCATTGTCCAACTTGGCAACAGAGTAGATTGCCGCACAGCCTATCTCGTTGAACGCACCTTGCACACGTTGTAGAGGGAAGTCAGCCAAACCGGCGTCGTACCAGACTTCAACAGAGTTGGTTCCAAACAGCCAGACCTCTCGATGGTCAACAATCATTGACACCAAGCCGTCAGGAGAGCCTTCAGCACTGGCAAAGTCCAACGGATCCACTGCCGTACCGTCAAGCAGGCTCGTCACCCACACGCGCTGGCTGTTTGGCTCGATGAATACAAAGTACCCATCCAGATAGCCAACGACAGAGGCCCCCGGGAAGTCCCCGTCCGTGATCTGCTGAAACACGCTTGTAGAAGCGTTATAAATGTAGCTGGGACCGTTGCAGGCAATGAACAGCTGTGTGCCGTTGTCCGACATGCTGACAGGCCCGGTTCCAGTCACCGTGCCAATAGCCGTGTAGGTCCAGTTTGTGGACAACTTATACACATTTTGTCCACTGACAACGTAACCATAACCGCCATATGCCCACAGTCCACGGATTGGGCCATTGCCAATCGTCGCCAGCCTGCGCAGTCCGGGGGCTCGCATGAAGAACGCAGGTTCCTTGCCACCGTCAGGCACGATCTCAGGGAACATGTTGACAAGCCGATTGGCCGCCTCGTTCAGAGACCTGACAACGTATGACTGGCCGAGGATGGGCGTTTTCATTGCTTAGTAATTGCCAGCGTACACATTGAACCTCTGCCTCGTCGCAACCAGCGAATAAGGCATACTCATAACGTCATCAGGATTGTTGATGCGCTTTAGATTGCGCTTAGAAGTCATCGCAATACGGCTAACCGTTGGCGGAGGCTCAACACCAAATTCAGGAGCAATCTCACAGGCCAAGTTGTACTTGAACGCGCGCAAGTATCCAGGTGGCAAATACAGATTTGTCGCCAACGTTGCCGGCTGAGTCAGTTCGCTCACAGAGACAAAGTGCCACTCCAAGTCCCGCGTAGGCCTTGGATAGATGCTCATCTGGATGTTGGGGAACTCCATGTTTACCCACATAACCTGTGGATAAGTAGAAGTCACCGTTTTGACAGCAATACCGTTGTACTGCTGTTGGTTGATCAGCTTGATGCCAAACGACACATTGGTTGAAGGATCTCGGAAGTAAGTTGAATCATCCAGCAGAACAGGACGATTGCCGGCAAAGTCACCAGTGGGGCCAAGGGTTCGTTGCAACACACTCGCAGGCCAAGTGAAAACTTGATCTTGAGTGCTATAAATCATCAGCCGCTCGGTGTTCCACGAATCAATCATTTGATTCATGGCCGAAAGTGCATCCTGAGATGTCTCGGCCGAGGGTGTCTCGCCTTCAGCGAGTAGACCAATCAGCCGGAGTGCCGAATTGATAGTGTCACCGGCTGTCGCCATTGCTTACGCTCCTTGCGTTTGTGTCTTGGGTGGTCGTCCCCGACGCTTAACTTCCAGTTCGTTCACGGGAGCCGCATCTTCAGACAAAGAAGGCGTGTCGTGAGTATAGCGCACCCATCCATTTGATTCATCAAGTTGGGCCTCAAGTTCCATCGTGGCGATCTTGGTGCCGTGCTGATGATGCTTTAGATAGATGATCATTTCATTCCTACTAAGTGCAAACAGGAGACCATTCTAGGAATGGCCCCTGATTGCGTTCTGCATACAGACTCGGATTAAGCCGAGCCCTTCCACAGTCCAAGTGCAGACAGCGTGTTCATGATCTCTTGAACAGCCGCCAGTTGAGTCGCGCCAAACGATGCAGAAGTTGCAAGGTTAGACGTGGCTTGCACAGAAGAAGCACGTTGGGAAGAAGGCGTCGTGCCGTAGAAGCCCACAGTACCGCCAGACTTGCTAAGAATAGCAGCGTCCAGTTGTGGGTCTTCGTAAGCAACGCCAACAGCTTTGGTATTAGGCATTTCTTAGTCCTTACATAGGTCACCGCCGGGCTGTCTACGTAGGAAATTGTGAAAGTTTCCTTTGTATTCTTGCTCGGTGGTGTGGTGTGAAATATCCAGGTCTGGAACAAGCACGATCTCTCCTCCGCATTCACGCCAGTTACGGCAGAAAGCGTAGTCCTCACCGTACCACGTTCCTTTATGGGCGCCATGATTGAACAGGTCTACATAAGGGGAATACTTCTCCCCATAGACCAAATCAGGGTAAGCGGTCATGAACCTATGAACCGCTTCCTTAGTGATCTTCAGAAATCCAGCGGGTGCTGAATGCGCAAACAGGTTGCCATCCTCCCTGACCATCGGTGTGCCATCTGGATTTGATAGCACAGCCCCCATGTATTCCTCATCATCCTTCTTAAACCGATAGGTTCCGCAGACAACATCGCCTTTGGTCTCAATCAATGTCAAAAGATCTTGAGGCTTCCATGACACATCATGGTCAATGAAAACAATGACATCCGCCTTGGCATCCAAAGCCTTACGCAGCATGGTTGCTCGTGCATGGGAAATGTACGGACAACCAATCTCCGACACCATGCCCTCATCCCATCCCGCCTCTTTGATAAGAGGAATGGAAGCAGCAAGGCTATCAAGCGTGACTTGATAGGGCTTCTTTAGCGTTGGAATGCAGAAGATAACTTTCATGTTCCCTTAAAAGGGGCCGAAGCCCCTCAGGTTATTAGGCGGTAGCCCAAACACCCAGACCGATCAGCGTCAGCTGGATCTCTTGCAGAGCAGCCAGTTGAGTTGCGCCGAAAGAAGAAGAAGTTGCAACGGCCGAAGTGGCGTGAACAGCAGAGCTGTAGGCACGTTGCACAACGGGGGTCTTGCCGTAAACGCCAACTTTGGAGGCCGCAGCGCTACCAATGGTAACGCCACCAGTGCCAGAACCCAGAGCAACTGCTTGGTTTGCTGCACCAACATTCAGAACTTCATTGACGTTACCGTCACCGGCTTGGTAGCCATCACCAACTTTTGGGAGTGCCATGATAATTTCCTTAAAAAGTTACAGAAAGGGGCCGAAGCCCCTTAATCAATTTAGCCCCAGATACGAGCAGCCATTTGTGGGCGGATCGTGCTGTAGCCATACAAAACGTCAATACGGCAAGGCATACGGTCGTTGTTGATATCGTACTGACGAACGATACGCAGCGAAATACCGTTGTGAACAGCGCGGGAAGCCATGTCCACACCTTGGGGCAGCAACAGGTCAGCGGTTGCAAAGGTGATTGCATCCTTGTGGTAGACCAAGTTCTGAGCGTACTGGCTAGAAGCAGCGCCCAAGAACGTAACAGCCTTGCCGGTAACTGGCAGAGCGGTCATGGTGGCCAGAGCGTGACCCGAAGAATACATCGGAGCAACGGTCACAGTCCAAGTGCCAGCAACAGCGGTTGCGTCAGCCAAGGCAACGAACTGGAACAACGAGCCAGTCGTCTCACGGGTCTGAGGATTCACCGCAAAGCTATCAGCAATGGTGAACACATCGCCAGCCTTAATGGTCGTGGTGACAGAACCTTGCTCCAGCAGAATGGTGCTAGCGCCTTCAGTCGTCACGCCAGGGGTCTTCACCAAGGTGGAGGCAGAAGCGTCACGCGAGCCGGTGGTGTGAACCTTGATTGATTGAGACATGTTGATCTCATCAAAGCCCAGAACGCCAGTGCCCATCATGCCATTCTTAAACTGCTTGCTGATGGTGTCGGTGGGGTTGAACAAACCCTTCATGCCTTCAACCAAACCAGCATTAGCGGCAGGGTTGACGGTGGCATAACGGGAGCCCATCACGGCAGCGTTTTCGTTCAGCTTTTGCTGGGCTTGCAGCAGAACCAACGAGGTGCCAGGGGTCGTGCCAGGAGTGCCAACAGAGTTACCAATGGTCTTGTAAGCATTGGCGACGTCAGCATCAATTGAAGAAGCCAGTTGGCTGATACGAGGCTTCAGAACACGTTCTGCGAAATCGTCCAACTGCATGGTCAATTCGGCAGAGGTGAAGTTCACGCCAATGTGCTTTTGCGAAGCAACAGACAGAGTGGTGTGTTGCTCGTTGTCGTCCTGAACTTGCAGGGCGGCACCGTCCGTCACCAGAGCGCGGTCAGGCAGGCGGATACGCAGGGTGGAACCGATCTTGGCACCTTCAACAGCAAAGCTGTCGTCGTACTGACGGTTGACGTTACGGGTCAGAACCAGATTATTCTCAAGGATCTCAAGAGCCTTGCGAGTAATCATATCAATGGTAAGAATACTATTCGCCATGACGAATTTTCCTTTAAGAAGTGATTAGCGGTTTTTCTGTGCTTCCAACTTGCGCAATTGCCTCTGTCTATCTGCCTCAATCCACTGGCTCGTCGTCATAGTTTTAGTAGAACGCGGGTCAGTTGTATCGTAAGCAGGACTGCCGGTTGTCCGAGCAGTCACAGGAGTAATTGGCGTTGGCGCGCTTGAAGTTTTCTTTACAGGTGGACTATCAGCCAATTTGGCCTCAAGCCTACCAATTTCTTTTGCCTGCGCGTAAGGCGACAAACGGGAGATACGTTCAGCTTCCTTGGGGTTAGATCCCAAGAAGTAAGCTACATCAGGGCCAATGTCTGAAGACTGAATCGCTTCAGCCATCACGTTAGTGATTGGCAGCTTTGGGTTGTATGCGACTTGTTCAAAGTCCTCATATTTCCCGCGAGCATCTTCCTCACGATCATGATAGGCACTGAGCACCTCTTGCTGTTGCCGCTGGCTTTCACGGCTACGAAGCAGCTCCTCGGCTTTGCGCGTTGCCAATGCATCAGCATACGCTTCAACCGACTCGAACTGATCCGCAGGCGGAATCTCCACCGGCATACGCGGAGCCTGGGCCTGAGCCACACGCTGCGCTTGTTCACGTTCCCACTTGCGTTGCTCACGAGCAAGGCGTTTACCAATGGCTGCGTCAAGTTCTTCTTGTGTGAAGGTCTTGCTCGCTTCCGATGGCTTTTCTTCCGGCTGAATAACTTCAGTTTCTGGGGCTGCCGTAGCTTCCAGTTCTGGCGCGGGCACTTCCGCTGAGACTTGCACTTCTTCTGTCATTTGTGAATCCTAAGATTCCCCGGTCTACTGGGCCGGTACAGTTGTTAGATTATGCACTAAGGAAACGCCTGTCAAGGTTGTTGAGTTTTGCAAAATTTCTTTAGTTATTTAAACTAACACAAGTTAAAAATTACGAAGTATTGTCCATTTGGTGCCAAGATGTCCCGCCCCAAATAAAAGTCAAAATGTCGTTAAGTGTCAGTGTTACGTCTGTTTCACTTCGTGTGCGTACATTACTGTTGTGTTGAAACACAAAGTTAAAACCAGATGTTGCCAAAAAAGATACGATATAACCTTCAGGCAATGCCGTTCCAGACGGAAGCGTTGAAGTAATATTGACAATTGTGCAGTTTGCGCTGGCTGACAACTTCATGAAACTTTTCATGATGTCAAGATCAACAAGGGGATTAAGGGTTGTAGTCGCGCCAGTAGCGTCTTGGATTGAAAACCCGTAAAGAGGCAATGTTCCACCAACTTTCCCTTTAATATTGGAAAGCGTTGTTATGGATCGGCCAAGGTTGAGCAAAAGCGTTGGAATAGTTGCGCCTGCGCCAAAATTTTCGACAAGCGTCATACCATCTGTTTTAAAGCCACCAACACCGCTTTCAACGCGGAAGAAGTCAGCCGCTTGCGTGGTGGAGCCTGCTTTCATCGAGCAATAGCAATCGTTAACTGTGTAGTAGCCGCCGCCTTGGAATTGCGCCGCACGGGATCCAAGATCAGTCATGTTAATATTGGAATAGGATATATTGTAAAAATTACCTGCGCCGCCTGTTTTTAAGCCAAAGGTACGGACATTGTGGCCGTTGATGTTGCTGACGTTGACATTGTAAATTGCTACGCCGGTTGCGGCTTCAATTGATACAAGCTCATCTGTATCCGTGATGTTTACGTCCGATATGTTTAGGTTACTGATGCCGACATTGTCTGCTAGTACGCGGATGCCGTAAGCGGTAGACGCAATACCCTCACCATTTACATTTGTGACGTTAACATTTGCCAATGAACCTGCACCAGTTCCTGCGGTGTCGGATTTTAAGATAAGCAAGTTCTGCCCGTTAATAGCGCGAAATCCGCTAACTGACACATTCCGGGATTTAATCGCGCCGCAAAACATATTCACCGCCGCTACGCAATTGATGAGCGACGCTTGCTCATAACCCTCAATCAGAATACTATGAAAAGCGTCGGTGGCGCTCCGTCCGATGGCAGCAACGTTTTGCAGAACGGCAAGCCGCCCGGTGTTGTAAGTGGTAGGTGATAGCTTAATGGCATCACTACCCGTGCCAAATGCAGCCGAACCTCGGTCTGCGCCTAAGTCCCGAAGTTCAACGCTTGTGCCTGTGAACGTCAAGTTGCCTTGAATTATCGTCGCTGTTCCTTCAAGTGCAGTTCGTGCCGCATTGACAGAAGGCATCCCGCTACCCCAGAACTTGACGGACGCCGCAGAAATTGTGGTGCTATCCCAAAAATAGCGCCGTGGTTGAAAAATGATCGGCCCACCGGCAGCAGCAGTAATTGCAGCTTTGATGGCCGAGCTGTCACCTGCTTGTGTTCCATCTGCGCCGAAGTCTTCAACATTGACAGGAGCACCGTCAATCATTGAATAGGAAACTTTTGTCAACGCCATTATAATTCCTTAATATATTAAACGAGGTAGCTTCCTGACATATACAGATAAACGGCAGAGTCGGTAAGGTTTGCGATTGGGACTGCGGTTGAGTTAGTCGCATTGTCAGAATACAACTCAAAGAATGTATTTCCATTAACACCGACCCCTGTAATTGGAGCAGCTGTGGTCCAGCCGAGCCAATATGAGGAAACAGGCAAGGCACTGTATCGTTGCGCGATTGTAAACGGCAATCCACCAATACGCATGTTTCCGGTTCCGCCTGTCTTGGCTGTGGTGACCAATTCAATATTGAATAAAACAATTCGCCCGATTCTGGTGTAGCGACCCAACTGCACAAGATATGTGATGGTTGGCGCAGACCCTGTTGTTTGATATTCAGGCGTCCAAGTCCCCTCCTCATACCAATTCAACAACTGGCTCGTCATGCCCGCTGCGGGGGTGTTGGCGGTAAAGTTGACGCCTTTGCCGGCGGTGCTTTGAGTAACGTTGTCAGTAAACGAGCCACCAGCCGTTGCAACTGCACGACCAGCAGTCAAATTTGCAACAGACACTTTTACAGTTGCGCCGCCTTGAACAATCGGCAACACCTCGGTGCCGGCAAGCGGGGTGGTTGCGCCAGTTAAC